TTAGAAAATCAATGCATATATACACATATTAGGCGTTTACACAGGCAATACACACATATACGCCACATATTGGGCAATATACAGGGGGGTGGGCATGGGTCAGGTGGGGGTATGGGGTACGTATGCATGAATATCTACACAGATGGGGAAAATTAAGTGTTAACCACAGGGGTAACTGACACATATATGATAAATAGTGTTGCATTAATATCACAAGTATGATATAATCGTACAAGAGTAAAAAAAAATGCTCTTGACAAAAACGCCAAGTGGGGGTATAACTACACTTAAATGAAACACTTAAATGTATAATAACTTAATATATAAAAAACACTTATATGATACACTTAAATGTACTAAAGAATAGAAGCCTCCGTAAGTTAATTTAATTTCGTGCTTGACAATGCCTAAAAAATCAGTAAAACTATATGTACCAGAGAATATGCTCGATGCATTTTATGATGCTGTTCGTAGTAACAAACTAAAAGACCTACATATTCCTCATAGTTCCGTGTTTTATGTACGTGCTGCCATTGAGGCAGATACAGGTGTTCGTTATACACTAAAGCACGTAGAGAATGCAATGAAACATGAAGGGATGTTAACAGATGTTTGAGACATGGGTACTTATATGTGCCATAGGAAGTCCATTATGTCATACTTTAGTTGATGAATATGGACCATACAAGAATAAAAAGCAGTGTATAACACGTGCTTATGAGATAGCAGCAGAACTACCAGAACACATGCCTAACTATGAAGCTGTCAAATACAAATGTATGAAAGTTGAAAAAGACCTAGAAGGTAAGATAAACACAACATGGCAGAAAAAAAGAAAAAGCGTGGAGGATTAAAAGGATTCACTCAAAAGAGTGGAGATATGCGACCCACTAAAGGTGGTGCAGGGATGACCAAGAAAGGTGTCGCTAAATATAGAAGGCAAAACCCGGGCAGTAAGCTAAAAACAGCAGTAACAGAAAAGAGTCCATCTAAAGCTAGAGCCAACAGGCGAAAGTCTTACTGTGCTAGAAGTGCAGGTCAGATGAAAAAATTCCCTAAAGCTGCAAAAGACCCGAATAGCCGATTAAGACAAGCTAGAAAAAGATGGAGATGTTAACATGGCTGAATCATATTTAGAAAAAAGAAAACGTATTCTTAAAGAACAAAAGAAAAGGTTTGAAGCAAAGAAAATGACAGGTGGTGCAGGGGATGCAAGTGTTCCTCGAAGACGACCTAAGAAAAAATCAACAAGCAAACTTGCTGCATTACCTATATCAGGTAAAAGCAAAAGAATGCAGAAGTCTAAATCTAGACTGAATCCTTCGGTAGATTATTCTAAAACACCAAAAGCTCCTAAAGGAACTATCAAGAAGAGTTCATTAGGTGCAAGAAATAGACCGACAGGTAAAGCTCCCACAACTAAAAATATAACTAAGAGTGCTTTAGGTGCAAAGAAGCCAACAGAAAAGTTTTCTTCTTTTGGTGCTGCTTTCCGTGATGCTAGAAAAAGATTAGGCACAGGAAAGTTCTTTACTTATAAAGGAAAGAAATACAGCACAGTTACTAAGTCTGAACTAAAAGGTATGTCTCTTAAAGATTATCTCAATAAATTAAAAAAGAAGGGATAGTAAAATGGCAGTAGCAAGTTTATTATCTAAAATAACTAGAAGAAAAAGAACTTTAAAAGACAGAACTAGAGAAGTTAAAGGAAAAACTAAATCTAAGAAGTTTGAAGAGATAAGAAAAAAAGCCGATGAAGCTGACAAGAAAAAGGCAGATAAGGCTGATAAGAAAGCTAGTTCACCTAAGATGGCTGCAGAAAAGAAAGCTGCTAGACCTGCTAGAGGTGATGCAAAAGACCTAAAGAAAGATGATACTCCTAGAATTAAAAGACTAGAGTCATTAAAGAAAAATATAGGTCAAGACCAAAAAGGTAAGATAAATAGATTGTTTGCTGATAAAGCTGAAGGTAACTTTAAAGGTAAACAACAAAGAGTTCTAGCTGCAGGACCTGCTAAAGGTTTTGACAAAGCAGCAGATAAAGTTAAAGATTTGTATGATAAAATTAAATCAGGTAAGTATACACAAAATCAATATAGAGAATTTGTAGATGCACAAGCTAAAGTTAGAGATGCTATGCTCAGAAGAGGAGATGCTAATTTAGCAAAGAATAAAAATCTTACAAAAGCTATGTTAAATATTAAACCTAAAAATCCTGCTGATTCTATAGGGGGTGCAAAAAAAGGTTTAACTGCAAAAGAATTAGCAGAAAAACTAAAGAAGCTAAGAGCTAAGAATAATAAGGCTCAAGGTGGTATGGGGTTAAAGATGCCTAGTGCTGACCAAACAGGTCTAAAAAAACTACCTACTGAAGTACGTAACAAAATGGGTTACATGTATGGTGGTGGTATGGCTAAAAAACCTAAAATGAGTAGTATGGACTATCGTAAAGGTGGCATGGTCATGATAGTATTAGACATGATGAAAAAGAAAAAGAAAGGTAAGTAACATGGCAAAAGAGATGGATAATAAAAAAGCTATCAAAGAATTTGAATCTTACATGAAAAGAGAACGTGAGAAGATTCTAAAAAAGTATCCGGGTGAAGAAGGTGAAAGAATGATTAGGGATTTCTTTGTAAAAAAGATGCCTAGGAAAAAGCCTACGGATAAAAAAATACGTGTAACAAAGCCTAGAGCTTTGGCAATGAAAGGTGGAATGATGAAAAAGAAAACTAAATATATGGCTAAAGGTGGCATGAAGAAAACAAAGTATATGGCTAAAGGTGGAATGAAAAAGAAGACAAAGATGATGTCTCGTGGTGGAGCCGCTAGACGTAGATAATGTCTTATCTTATAAGTAACGTACCACATTTTAAATGTTGGGTACGTAAGGAGTTCACTTGTAATCATATGGATTATCATGGTGAATACCTACACGCATTAGCTTTTGCAGTTAATACTATACCTGACAGGTCACTAAGTTTTCAGGTAGTCTTTACAGGATGTACAGAAAAGAATAATGTACATGGTGGTGCAATGTGGGCAAGAATGCCAATACAAGCACTAGTGGCTGATATACCTGTAGATGAGTGGGCAGAACCAATGGAAGACCATCTGTGTCAACCTTGGGATTGTGAATCTAGAAACCATAGTGTTATAGTCATGGATAGAGTTAGTTCTTCTCCGTGGTTATGCAAAATAGCTAACGAGTTCTATACTGCTAGATATATGTTTACTGTAGATTATACAGACCACGATATAGCAGATGACCCTGCACAACATAAACAATCACATGTAATGTATTTGTTGAATGCAGGTAAGTGGACAGGTAATATTGTCGCACTACCTAATAACAGAGTTAGAGCAACAAGTCCTGCATTATGGGTAACAGGAGAAGGTGCTCCTGATTTTACACCCTCACAGTGGACTCACTCAGCAGAGTCACATGAATCCTACCTAGACCCTTTCACCACATTTAACAATCTATACGAGGATACCAATGGCAGAAAAAGCAAAAGCAAAAACAGCAATAAAAAAAGTAGCAACTAAATTAAGAAAAGCTAGTAAAGCTCATGCAGGTCAAGCAAAAACTTTATCATCGCTTAACTTTAAAAAAGGTGGTACTCCAAAAAAGAAAAGTACAGTAAACAAAGCAGGTAACTATACTAAACCTGAACTACGTAAAAGAATATTTAACAGAATAAAAGCAGGTGGTAAAGGTGGTGCTCCGGGTCAATGGTCTGCACGTAAAGCACAGATGATGGCAAAGGCTTATAAAAAAGCAGGTGGTGGGTACAGAAACTAATGGCTAAGAAGAAAGACCCTAAAGTTGGCACAGGTAAAAAACCCAAAGGGTCGGATAGACGTTTGTATACTGATGAAAACCCTAAAGACACAGTTAGAATTAAATTTGCTACTCCAACAGATGCTAGAGCGACAGTCGCAAAAGTTAGAAAAGTTAATAAACCTTATGCACGAAAGATACAAATCTTAACAGTTATGGAACAACGTGCAAAAGTTATGGGTAAGACAGCAGTTGTAAAAATAGCTAAGTCAGCAAAAGAAAGTTTAAAAAGAGCAAATGAGCGAAAAAAGAAAAAGATGTGAGACTTGTGAATGTTACGATTGCGATTGTGAAGAGTGCAACTGTGATTGCCACGAAGAAGAGGAGGTACAAGGAGTACCTGTATAATGATTGAGTTTGTGCTTGTGTTTATGATGGGATTAAGAGTAGTAGACCAAACACAAACCTTTGAAGACATAGATAGATGTTTGTACTTCGCAGAGAGATTGCATAAGCAACCTTCAATACCACAACAGGAAGGACCTAATCTACAGATAACTGCATATTGTAAGCCTAGAAGGAAAAGATAATGTTAGCAGAACTAGCTGCGGCAAATGCCGCTTTCAGTGTAATAAAAAGTTTCGTGTCTAACGGAAAGGAACTTACAGGTTGTGCTAAACACATATCGGACTTTGTGTTTTCAAAAGAACAATTAGAAAAGAAAGCAAAGAAACAAAAATCAAAAGGTGGTGGTTCAGACCTAGAAGAGTTTATGGCTCTTGAGCAGATAAAAGAAAAAGAAGCAGAACTCAAGAAGATGATGATATACATAGGTAGACCCGGACTGTGGCAGGATTGGCAAGAGTTCCAAGCACAGGCTAGAAAGTCTAGACGTTATCAGGAGAAGATGAGAGAAAGAAGACAAGCAGAGTTAATGGAATATTTTGGTTATAGTATAGCTTTTGTATTCGTACTATTCTTTGCAGGATTATTAGCTTGGATTGTCGGCAAATGGACAGGGAAACTTTAACACCTTGCATTGGTGTGTGTACATTAGAAGATGATATATGCATAGGATGTAATAGAACAATAGATGAGATTAAAGAGGCATATGAAAATAGTATGGCATTAAAAAAATCACAGAGGTCACTAGTTGCGTGGGGAAAACAAAAATGGCGAACAAAGTCTGGTAAACCTAGTACACAAGGGAGTAAAGCAACTGGTGAGCGTTACTTACCTGAAAAAGCAATTAAGGCTTTATCTTCCTCTGAATACGCCGCCTCTTCGGCTGCTAAACGAAAAGCGACTAAACGAGGTAAACAATTTTCTAAACAACCCAGCAAGACTGCAAAAAAAACATCAAGATTTCGTAAATTCAGCTAAAGTAAAAGAGCAACTAAGACTCGCAAGAATGCAGGAGAAAATAAAGAATGATACAAGCACTGATAGGACCACTCGCAAATCTCGCAGGAACGTGGTTTCAAAACAAAGTAGAAAAAACAAAAGCAGATGGTCTCGCTAAAGTAGCCGAAGCAAAGGCAAGAGCAACAGTAGCAGAGAAAGTTGCAGCAGGTGAAATTGAGTGGGAAGGCAAAATGGCAGATGCCACTAATGATAGCTGGAAGGATGAGTTTGCCTTAGTTGTCCTACTAACTCCTGCAATTTTAGTTTTTATTCCGGGCATGACAGAGTATGTGGAACATGGATTTAGTATATTGGCAACTCTACCAGAGTGGTATCAGTACCTCTTATATATCGCAATTAGTGCATCGTTTGGGATTAAAGGGGTCGGACAGGCAGCTAAAATGTTTAAAAAGAAGTAATGTCTGACGTAGAGGAAAGAATTAATAAAATAATAACAGAGTCTATATTACCTAGTGTTCAGATGCATGGTGGACACGTAGAGTTACAATCTTTTAAGGATGGTATAGTAACAGTATTTCTAAGTGGTGCGTGTAGTGGATGTGCAATGTCTACACTAACACTAAAAATGGGAATAGAGAATATGTTAAAATATTATATACCTGAAGTATTAGCTGTTGAAGGTATAGAAGACCCTAATTCTACAGTGAGTCCATATTACCAATGACACTAAAAGCCTTGACATTTCTAAAGATATCTGCTATAACCTGTAAAATAGGTAATTATTTTTGGCATCTTCATGTCAAGGAAATACGTAAGAATCAAACAAGAAGATTAATATAATGAATTTAGTTACATTACAAAATGAGATAGCTGAAGATGAGGGAATAAAATACGAATTGTATTTATGTTCAGAATCACATTTGACTGGAGGGATTGGGCATCTTATTACAGAATGGGATGTAGATTATTATGGTAAACCTGTAGGAACAAAAGTACCTAATGAACAAGTTAATGAATGGTTTGAGAATGATATAGAAGTATCTATAAAAGATTGTCAGTCTTTATTTAGTAACTTTGATAGTTTACCTGAAGACATACAACATGTATTAATAAATATGTCATTTCAATTAGGGAAGCCTCGTTTATCTAAATTTAAAAAGATGATTGCTGCTGTAGAAGATGAAGACTATCCTGAAATGGCAGAGCAGATGGAAGACTCACGTTGGTACAAACAAACAACTAACAGAGCACAAAGATTAATAGAGAGAGTTATAAGATACGGAGTACCCATATGACAAAGAGGGAACTAACAGAAAGACAACAAAAGTTTTTAAATGTTCTCTTTGACCAAGCAAATGGTGATGTTGTACAAGCAAAATTACTTGCAGGTTATTCAGAGAAGACACCCACCTCTAGTGTTGTAGCTTCTATGAAAGAAGAGATTATGGATGCAACTCAAATGTATATGAGTCGCAATGCACCTAAAGCTGCTGTGGCTATGGTGAGTGGTGTAGATGACCCTACACAATTAGGTATTAGAGATAGACTGTCTGCATCAAAAGAGTTGTTAGATAGAGTTGGTCTAATTAAAACAGAAAAGGTGCAAGTAGAAGCATCAGGTGGGGTAATGTTATTACCACCAAAAACACAGGAGTAGATAATGGTAGCAAGTATTATATCTAAAGCATTAAAAAAAGCAACAAAGAAAAAACCTAGTGCTAAAACTATTAAAGAAAAAGCAAAAGCAAGAGCTAAAACAAAAGCACAAACAAGCACTACAAAAAGAAAAAAAGCAGAAAAAGTTTTTAAAGCTCCTGAAGCTAGAACTAGAACACAACCTAAGTTAAGAACTTTAGATGACCCTAAAGCACGTAAAGCACTAGATAGAATGACTTTACCAAAAGCAAAAAAGATAATAGCAGATAGGATTAAAAAAAGTGCTAAACCCGGAGAAATGAAACTTAGAAAGCAAAAAGAAAAATTACTCGCTACTAAAGTTAAAGGTGCTGCGGCTAAAAAAGAAAGAAAAGAAAAGTTAAGAGAGTTAAATAAAAAAATATTTGCAATGACAGGAAGATTAGAGGGTATAAAAAACCCTATGTTTGAAGCTGCAAATATTAAAAGAGGTAATCTTGTAAAAGTATCTCCAGAATTTAAAGCACCTAAAAGACCACCCGGATATGATGCAAAATTAGCAGAGAAACAAACTGCTAAAGTAAAAAGAGTTAGAGATGCAAATGCTAAAGCATTTAAAGTATTTAATGGTTTTGAAAGAGAAGGCAAAATAGTACCGGGTGAACTTGAAGCGTTAAAACAAAGATTTGATAAAGCAGGTGGAGCATCTGAACTAGGTATGTCTTTTACAAACTTTAAAAATATGTATAAAGGTCCTTACTATCTTGGTACGAAATATAGTGTTTCAGGAAAAAAGAAATAATGGATAGAAGTGTAGGTAAGTGGAAGTTACCACAACCAACAGACTTAAAAGATGAAGAACAAAAAGAATGGATACAGATACCGCGTATAGCTAGGACTGTTCCGTTTGGATATAAGATTAACGAAGAAGATAAAGAATTACTTGACCCTATACCCTACGAGTTAGAAGCTATTGAGTTGGCTAGAAAATATATCAAGCAATATTCATTAAGACAAGTTGCTAATTGGCTAACAACAAAAACAGGAAGACAGATATCTCACATAGGATTAAGAAAAAGATTATTACATGAGCGACAACGTAAGAACAAGGCTAGAACTCTTAAACCTT